AAGTTTAAGCGCCGATGTTAGCGATTACACCCCAAGCGTTCGGGTTAGAACACTCAAGAGTAGTCTCTTCAACGAACATACCTACAGTGGAGTCACCGTTCTGACCTACGTCAACTTCCTGCATAGGACGAAGAGTAGCCATTTTGAACCACATTGGATCGTAAACCAATGCAAAAGCATCTTGGATAGATACTGCGTCAGCGGAAGTACCGCCAGCGCCTGTAGCTGTTGCTGCAAGACCCATGATGTAATTAGGTTCAACCATAACGTCACCGAAATCAGACATGTAGATGTCTACTGCGGCACGCAGTTTGCCGGAATCATCAATGTTGCGACGAACATTAGAGCCGGAAGCGTTTGCTTTGGCAGAGAATGTACGACGGTTCTTTGGTGAGAGCATTACTTTAGTGGCTTTACCGCCAGCTTCGTAAATGGTCTGCATGATAGAATCGATGTGTGACAGCTCAAGCTCACCTACGTTTGCACTTGTAGATTCTGTTGAGAAGTTGTTTGCACCGATACCTGCTTCTGCTGCAGTAACACCTGCGTTAGAAATACGGGCAGCTGTGTTGCTGGCGTCTGTGGATGCAACGTTTACAACGTTGGAAGCCCAAGAAAATACACCAGACATAGTACCTGCTACGGAAGCAGAACCTGGAGTAGAAACGTTCAGTGAGTGAATTAAATCAGCTTCAACATCACGGCGCATTTCTGTGCCACGCTTTTTCAACTGGTATGCATACTCATCTGCAACACCTGCTTGATCCACTGCACGCTTGGTGCCGGATACTGCAACTGTTTTTGCGTTGATCTGTGTGTAGTTGCCAAGACGTGAACGATTACGATCTGCGTCTGCAAGTACTACACCACCACCAGAACCGTGGTCACCACCAGTAGTAGTGCGGCCATCTGGAGTAACTGCTGAAAAGTCAGCGCCTTGTGCAACGCGTGAGTTGCCTGGAGCTTTCAGTTCATCTGTTTGCCACTCGTGGTAGATACCAGTAGCCTTTGTTTTGCCGATTGAAGACATAAAAGGTGTTTCATCACGAGTAATCATCGAGATGAAGTTTGCCAAGTCTTCCTTTTCGGAAGTTGCTGCGCTGGATGCGCCTGAGAGAAAGCGGTTGCCTACTGCGGTAGCCGCTTGTGTTGATACACCTGAGGTGCCATAACGTCCTGTTGCCATTTTATTTTTACCTATATATTAGCCGAATACTGGCTTATCGTGTGGGGGCAAACTTTTTTAAGAACTCGATTTGATCTTCATTAGATGCATCTTTCTTAAATGCACGAGCCTTAATAGTTGTCTCCCTATCTTGTTTACGTTTGGTCGGTGAAGCAGCCTTTTTAGCAGGCATCTTCTTAGCAGGAACCTTTGCACGCTTTTTAGCGCCACTTTTAATTCCTTGTTTAAGCCTACGAAACTCGTCTACAAACTTTACTAGATTAGGATCTGATACTACGTTAATTAAGGCCTCCGGAAGACCCTCCTCCAGTGCAAATTCACGCACAGATTGTTGTATAGTATCGTCCCAGTCGGGAATAACATTTGCAATGGTATCGTTAAAGTGTTTAACTGATTCTGCAAATTGTTCTTGTTGTAACTGTTGTTTATGTTGAGCAACCTGCGTTGAGAGTGTTTCTCTCTTATTTCGAGCAGCCCAGTACTCAGATTGGTACTTAGTCTGTTCCTGCAGGAGTTCACCAATTTCGTAAGTATCGCCTTCTCGTTGGGCTGTTGCCAGATTTTGAGAAACCTCATGATACTTTTTCTGATGATTCATCTCTTCATTGTAAACTTCGTTGGCTACAACGCTTGCTAAAGTTTCTATTTCACCTAGTTTTTGAATACGCTCTTGTTCCAATGTCTTCCGAGCTTCTCCAATTTCACGACCTTGTTTACTGAGATGTTGTTTGGTAGCGGAACCAGCAATCCAGTCTGATAGAGGCAAAGTTACTTCTTCACCATCAATCTTATGGGTCACCATAATGTCTTCCAAGTCATCTAGTGCGTAAGTTTCAACTTCGGTAGCCGCAGCATCTCTATCTTCCTTATCACTATCTTCCTCTTCTTCATTATCTGATTCAACATCATCTTCATATTCGGCAGCGTCTACAGGCTCTTCAAGGTCTTCATCTGTTCCTGTGTCTTCTGAGTCCTGGAGTTCAGCCTCGGGTTGAGATTCTTCGGGGAAAGGAACTACGCCAGCTTCCTGGAGTATTTCCGATTTACTAAGAATGTCTGCGAGCATCTGATCTTCAGTACTGCTGTTGTCTAATACGTCATCCGTGCGGGTAGAGCTATTATCTTCAGCCATTATTCATTTACCTCCTTACCAAGATAGGGGTTGTCTTTCCCAAAGTTTGGGTTGCCTCTTTTCTTTTTAGGAGTATTCTCTTCTTGCAGACCAAGCAAAGCGGTTCGATATTCGAACAGGCCCCTTACAACGGAGGCGTCGTTTCTGATACGACTTGCTCCACTAATGTCTGCGGTATGTTGGTTAATATAGTAGTCAATCGAGCTTTCGATGTTACTCACTACTGTATCTATTGATTCTTTGCTGCTTCTAATCATTGTTATTTTCCTCACCCAAAGTTTCCATAATAGGAATATTGCGGCCTTTAGTCTCGATGCTAATTAACTTTTGTTTAACGCTACCTAGCGCCATTGAACAAGCGTATAAATGCTCTCGACTTTTACTTTCATGAGGTTCTGTTTTTAGCCACTCAACAAAGAAGTCTACTAAGATGTCTCCGTAGGCTGAGTCAAAAAAGCTATTGCGAGTGTGTGCAGCAAACTCTGCTTCCTGTAATGCGATCTGCGATAGACGATCTGGATGCACCTTCTTGGTCATCCTCTTTTCGCCTGATTCTCTATATTTTTCCATAATTTACCTTATAAACACATCATCCTTTCGGGTAGAGGTGTGGTAGAAGAGGGGGCTACTGCCCACCTCCTCCGATAGCTTGTTGTAGTAATTGGATGGCCTGTGCAGGTTCAATCCCTAATTTTTTGACCATAGCGTCCAATGATTCTTCTTCTTTACCTGATGGCGCTGCTTCAATAGACTTAACTATCTCAGTAGCTTTCATCATTATTTCGTCCATATTTCCCGGAGTCGGGATATGCTCTGGTGGAACCTCTGCCTTAATTGCAGCAGTTTTAAGCTTAGCCCACTCTTGATTGTGGCGATCCAAAGCAATAGCTGTTTGACGAATGTTATCTTGAAGTGCATTATCTGCTTGCACTTTAGTATAAACTGAGTTGGCCTCAGCTTGTTTAGCTTTAGATTCTTCAACACGATTGTTAATCCCTTTAATCTTCTCTCCCTCTTCTTTAGCAGTTTTTTGAATGCTTTCTGCCTCTTTGAGAAACTCTTCTGTTGTGTGATCACGGAGGTAGTGTTCAGGTTTTAGGTCGAGGGTATTGAGTAGATCAAAAGCAATTGTGGCAACTGCATCTGGTTTAATCATACTGCCCGCCCCTGACTCTTTAAGCATGGGTATCAGTTGAGAGGCAACCAACATTAACTTATCACGTTTGTTAGAGTTAGAGTTTTCACCCAGATTTACATCTACTTCAAGTTCAATACACTCCGGTAGGTTCTTAAGGTCTACGTCAAGAATTTCTCCCCGACGATCTGACAGTATGGTGATCTCATCCATGTTATCACGGATAGTTTTAAATACACCATCACAGAGACGTTTAAATCCACCTTCTGCAAACTTACGGGCAATGTGCTGAATACGTTTTTGGCTGGCATTCATAACCTGACTTAGCTTCATTTCACTGTTACCTGAAACGTAAAGCTCATCGTTAAGGCCTTGCGCAGCTTTTGACATACCCGTGGCCTGTTCCTTGTGAACCTGCAAGTGTTGTAAAAGAGGTACTGTGCCTGCACTAATTGGGCTGGGGGGTAAGTCTGCTACCGCACCCTGAGGATTCCCGTTTGTAGGAATAATCTGTTTGGGGCGTAAGTTCTGTAGTGCTGAAAAGTCTACTACGTTAGGGTCTGCCAGCTTTGGAGAATAGTTAGTTAAATAGGTATTCTCTACAAAACCACGCAGGATAGCGGTGGAAGTTAGAGTCGTGGAACGAGTCATGTCTGCCACAGAAAGACCAAAGAACTCATAGGGAATTTCAAAGGGGCTCAGGGAAGCAAGGGGCACATAGCTACAGTCTTCTTCATGCAAAATAACATCACCTGCCACAATGAAGTGCTTAAGCTCGGCAATACCATCACCATCCCTGTCTACTTCAATCCAGCATTCTGTTACAGCCACGTTACGGTTGGCTTCAAGAGCATCATCTGATTCAGACATACCTTGCCAGTAAGACTGACCTGTAACCCG